GTTTATTTTAAGGTTGTCAGTGACACGTTCGACCAGAAGAAAGAGCTGGGTCACAGTAGAGACTACGATTACAAGGATCTTGTGATCTGGTCAGACGGATCCTGGTCTGGGTCCAAGCCAGAAGGAATAGATAACAAGCATCTTAATCTACTAAGATACACATTCGAAGAGCTGTGGTATTACCTGAAGGGACATCCTGGTGAAACAGATCTTCCTCCCGGAGAAGAACCAAAAGTAGGACCTGATACTCCACCTAGTCCCGACAAACCGCCTGACGAAGGCGGCGACGAGAAAGATACACCTGCCGATGACGACACACCGAACGCAGACTCTCTAGAAGTTACCCTGGGAGACAAGCCGTGCTGCCATGAGCCTGATAGGCTGGTATTTAGCTGCTACAAAGATGACTACATCGACAACAGATCTCCTAACGGCGTTAATTCAAGCGAAGAGGATAAGTTCTACCTCCCTAGCCCAGAGTACACGGGATCGGTTGGTCGTTACTCTAGGGGAATCCAGAGGAAAGGCGGCGGCTGGAGGCACTTCATCTATACGTCTGATGACAGGGTTGAGGTATTTACCGAAGGTGATAATCTCCTCGACTACAACAACCCGCGTGCGATCTCCAAGATAAGGATTAGCTTGCAGAGCGGATCCTACAGGCAGACAGTCGATAATCCCCAGGGAATTGCTGCTATGCTTCCGATACTTCGCAGGGTCGTGCAGGATGTCAGGTTATTCCTTCCCCAGCTTGATGCTTGCGGAATCGGAGATGACAGGATACCAGCGATAACCAACTTCACGAGGTGGACGTCCGGGGGAATGCAGGAGTCCTACGATCTCGCCGTTAGGAAAATGGTGAGGCAGATACTGCAGGGATCCTACAGGTCGTAGAAGCGCTTGTCTCCTCTAGCGCGGGCGTAAGTCTTCAGGTACTCGCCAGCGCGAGCATTTGCCTGATCTTCGTGGAATCCCCCTGCATCCTGCACTGGGCCCGTTATCAGTCCGCTCTGGTCTTGCATCATGTGAGTCATCTCGTGAGCGACAGATCGCATAACATCAGCGAGCGCTCTTCCCTTTGCGTACACCTTGATGAACCTGTCACCCGCCATGTAGACTCCTGTCGTCATACCCTCGTCCCTTTTTGATACGATGTGTATCTCGAAATCGCATCTTATGGGCAGGGCTTCACAGCAGTAATTTATAAAGTCTCCGAGGTAGTGAACTCTCTCGTCGTCTAGGTCTAGATCGCTTGCAATGAATAGCTTTCTCATCTTTCTACCTTGTACAAATAGGTATTTTCCTCTTCGTGTAATGGAATATGCAACATTAATACCATCTATTAGAAGAGGTGGAAATTGGCAATCCGTTTCGGTTACGCATGCCTTAATACGACCCTGGGGGATGAAGGCGGCTTCCGATCGATGATAAAGAAGACGTGGCTAGAGAAGGGCATCGACCACGCGTCGAGGATAGGACTAGAGAACTCCCGCAGGCTCTGCGGCATCATCTCCTGGAACAACAGGTACGGTATCAAGGTCTACAGGATGTCTTCTACGATGTTCCCGTGGGCTTCTGAGTACTCATACGAGGATCTTCCTGACTGGCAAGAGATCAGGGCTAACCTTGAGACTGCAGCGAAGATAGCAGATAAGGGCAACCAGCGGTTATCCTTCCATCCCGGTCAATTCAACTGCCTCACTTCCTCTAACGAGAAAGTTGTAGCAAACTGTCTGAGAGACCTTGAATTGCACGGTCAGCTGATGGATGTTATGAATCTGCCTAGAAGCCCATCTTCTAAGATCAACATCCACCTCGGTGGATCTTTTGGCAACAAGGACGCTGCCATCGATCAGTGGTGCAAGAATTTCGAGAGAATCGACGAATCTGTTCGATCACGTCTAACTCTTGAGAATGATGACAAGGCATCATGCTTCAGCGTTGTAGATCTGAAGCGTGTGAGCGATAGGACGGGTTGCCCAGTCGTCTTCGACTATCACCATCACAAGTTCTGCGACGGAGGGCTGACAGAGGAAGAAGCTCTTAATCTCGCTTTCTCTACGTGGCCAGACGGTGTAAGACCCTGCACACACTACTCAGAGTCTGCGACGCGTGAAGGAAAGAAGGTAAATCCGACAGCTCACAGCGATCTTGTCTACGATAAAATTCAAGATTACGGGCTAGAATTTGATTGTGTCATCGAAGCGAAGATGAAAGAGATTGCAGTCGTCAAGCAGCTCAGGGATTACCACAGTGTCTGACCGCACTTCAGTTCTTCTCTTCCTCTTCACGTTGGCTTCCTTCATTTTCTCATCGATGGACAAGAAGGGAAAGATCGATGCGAATATGCTGACTAGCATGTCTCTCTGCATGGTTTGCATGTCACTCATGCTTCTACTTTCATCAATCCTAGACACAATAGGTGCACAGTGAACATCTTCGTTCTCGATCAAGATCCTGTCAAGGCAGCGCAGCAACACTGCAACAAGCACATCTGCAAGATGATACTTGAGAGCGGACAGATGCTCTCAGCAGCCCACTGGATCGGGTGGCAGAGGATGCTGAAGCCACCTTCTGATCTGAAGAAGAGAGATCTTCAGGCGTGGTTGCAAAAAGAGGTGCCCGCAGATCTCCAGCCGCTGTGGAAAATGACTCACGTCGGACACCCTTGCACTCAATGGACTCAGCGAGTCTGGGGAAACTACATGTGGCACAGTCGTCTCGGTCTTGCGCTGTGCGAGGAGTACAAGGTAAGGTACGGGAGAGAGCACAAGTCTCACGACTATCACAGATGGCTTAACCGTCACATACCGCCCACATTCGAATCAACAGTCGAAAATCCTGTCGGTACAACTCCCTTCGCTGTCTGCATGCCAGATCAATACAAAGTTCTAGGTGATGCCGTTCAAAGTTACAGGAACTACTATAAGGGAGACAAGATCAGGTTTGCGAAGTGGCCAGAGGGAAGAGCGCCTAGCTGGTGGTGATCACTTCTTCTTCTTTCTCTTCTTGTGCTTCTTACGATAGTCCTGTATCTGCTTCCACTGTGCAGCGTCAACTCTCCTTGCAGGACCACCTGTAAGTACTGAGTTGACCCTGGCCATCGCCCATGCGTGCTGGCTAGCACCTGGCCTATGACCTGTCCTGTATGCAGCCAGGCCTTTGTCGTATATTGCCCTGAGTGCGCCCAGAGGAGCATTTGCTAGCTTTGCTTTGTTTCGCAGAGCTTTTTCAGAATCATCACCTTCCCTTATGATCCTGTGCCTGTCCCAGTCGACATCTTTGGATTCCTCTAGGAGGCTGTACAGTCCTATGTTTCTCCTGCCCGGGCTAGACTCTAGAAGAGAATCCATCCTGTCAATGTATTCTTCGTATGATATGTCGTCTTCCTCTTCGTCCAATGAGCCAAACATCTTTCTGAATTTGTCGTTATAGACAGACTGCTTCTTTGGCTCCTTTTCGTCTCCGGGCATAGGCTCGTAAGCCTTCGGGTCTTTGGTGCTCATCTTGCTCTTTCGCTCGATGTCGCGAGACCTTGCAGCCTTCGTATCTTTGTCTAGGCCCTTGTAGTAGCTAGGGCTACCCTTGTATTTTTTCTTCTCTTCCATTTTGATAACTATTACCTCACATGCAAAGGCTGCGATATACGTGATGCAGTTCCTGATTAATAGTGCTGAAGGTGTGAGTTAAGATGGCAGAGCTGATCACAGAGTCGGGCGTCACGTCTATGCTCCGTGCTGAAGCTGCACGGATAGACAGCATTTCTAGGAGCGGAGACGTACTTCTGGGAGGAAGAGCTACATCACGCTCACTCGTCCAGAGATATGTCCTGTCAGGAGATAGCAGCGTCATAAAGAGCATGATACTGGGTGCGTGCTTCAGAAGTGAGAAGCTTGGTCCGGGCAGTGCAGATATCCTGCTGGAAATTTTTCCAATTATCCTGAGAAATTCTTTAGCTTCTAGCGCTTTTAACTTTAAGCAAAAAGTAAACCAAGTCAAAGATTTGAGGAGAAATCTTGACGAGAAAAGGATTCTTTTTGCTAGGAAAACTTGCAGGGAAATTATCCAACTAGAAGTTGAGAAGCTGTGCCCTGAGGTTAAGCCGCTTGTCGAGAGAGCCTTAGACGTAGGGAACCCATTCAGCACGTTTAAGACGCAGCGCTCTAATTTAGAGGTTTCATCTGTCTCTAAGCGAGATGGATACAACTTCTACGTAGATTCACCCGTAACGGCAATGACTGGTAAATCTGGTGCATGGAGTAGAAGAGACTGCGACGTCGTAGTCATAGACGGTATCATAGAGAAAGTGTCAGAACTACACCACCTGCTTGAGACGTACAGCGCATCTAAGCGCCCTCTGTGCATAATCTGTCGCGACGCAATTGGAGATGTAAGGACAACAATTCGACACAACAACCTCAGGGGAACGATAGATGTCTCTCTTGTCACCTTCGGTTACGATGAGGTTCGTGCGAATCTCCTGGTTGATGCAGCTGTGTGCGCTGGGTGCGATGTAGTATCTTCACTTCAGGGAGACCTAATAAGCAGCGCTCTGTCAAAGGTTGCGACAGTTGATAGGGTCTCAGCTTCAGATTCTTGTACGACAATATTCAATTCTAGATCTATGAAATCAGTCTTAGATCATAGGCTAAGGATAGAAGGGAAGATGAACGAGTCAGACCCTCTAGTCGCCCAGTATCTCGAGAAGAGGTTGTCGTCACTGATGTCTGATGTTGTGCAGATAGATGTGGGCTCAGATGCTTTGCGAACGAATACTGGTGCAATGGAAGAGATAGACGCCTTCTTCAGGAAACTTAGCGCTTACATCTCTTCAGGATACTTCACACGAGAAGACATGATTGATGATATGCAGAGCATCAACATCTTCAAGGGAATCGAATCATGCAGCTTGCCAGAGATATTACCGGCTTCTTCGTTTCTATGTCTAGTGCGTTTTACGCAGCAACTGTTGGTCGATTTAATCGCGACAGGAGCAATAGTAAAAACATGAAATCTGCACCAGTTGCACAGGTCAACAACAGAAGAGACAGGGACGTGAGAAACGCTGTCTCTAACATCGTCTCATACATCAAGGAGAGCACTGCCAACAACCTCGTTGAGGCAGCACGAACCAAGAGAATAGATGTGAATGCAGATCAGCTCCGCCAGATAGTTGCGCTGGTAAACGGTTCAATCGAAGAGGGATTCACCAGGAGCTCTGGAGAGATTGACAGCGCACTCAGGCCGTGATTTAGCATGACAGGGTTTAGACATCTAGTTCAGTGCCACTGCATACTTCCTCAATTCAGGAAGATGCAGGAACCCATATTTCATAAGTTTGTAGTCTTCTCTGTGATAGATGAATCAGATCAAGTCATTCCAAAGCTTGTCTCGTGCAACAACTGCGGAGTGACTCACAAGGTCATCGACATATGCAGATCTGAGATAGCTGTTGGTAATGAGGGCCTAAAGTCTCTCATGACAAAAGAGCAGATATCAGAGAATCTTCACAAGAACATCTCAGGACTTCTCGATGCACACGAGTGTGATCTTCCCGTGTGGGAACACGTTCTTTTTATCGTCGAGAACAATCTCTGGGGGTCAATCCTCAATATCTCGCAAGAGGAAGTTGGGGGTTTCGTGCAGGTCAAAGTTCTCGAGATTCTCGCCGAAGACAGGGTCAGGCTTCGAGTCGAGACGAGGAACGATGAGATAGTCAAAAAATAGGTGAATAGATGAACGTTGGAAAAACTCAAGCTGAGAGAGATGCAGAGGGTAGTCTTCGCTGTCGTCAGATAGTAAGAACTATCATTGATTTTGGCGTAAACGAGCGTCAAAAGCTTCAAATAATACAGCTCATGGCCCTCGAACTTGAAGATAGAGAGAAGCTTGTCATCATAAAGGAGACAATTGATGGACTCCTTGAAGAGAGCAAGGCTGCTGGGCTACTTACTTAAAGGAGTACAATATGTCAAACGTGAATAGCGATCTGATTGAGAAGTGGACTGCACTCAAGGTTCTAGTTGAGAGCCTCGAGATCGATGTGCACAAGGGTGCACGTGGCAACAAGTCTGCTGGAATTCGCACCAGAAAGGGACTTAGGCTTCTGAAGAAGAATGCTTCCGACCTTGTCAAGTCCTCTCTTGAGACTGGCGACGAGCAGACTGCCGAGGAGTAAAATCCTCTCCCGCTGAAGGGAAAACAAGAACCGGAGGCCAAAAGCCTCCGGTTCGACTATCTCTGGGAGAACCTAGGGAGAGATGTCTTTACCGACGCTATCAACCATCTTCTTCATGATCTTCTTCTCTATCTGGCAGACTCTCATCCGGGTTACTCCGAATATGTCGCCTATCTCCTGAAGGGTCATTGGTCCGCTCTTTGCTGCAAGGATGGTACAACACCTAGATCCTTCGTGATTGATCCAGTATCTGCACCCCTTGTCTTCACAAGATATTCCTTCCGCCTCCTGTTTCTCAAAACATTTCATTGATAGTTCTCCTCAATGATAATTTAACTGGTGTGAGTCACTTATATTATTGGATAGGAGATTTCGTGGGACAAAGAAAGACATTCATAGTAGACACATCAGTGCTACTCTACGACAGATGCTCGATACATTCATTTCCGGGAAACGATCTAGTCATTCCGCTCTCTGTGCTTGATGAGCTCGACAGATTTAAGGGAAAGCCCGGTCTCCTCGGCGAGTCAGCAAGATACGTCAATAGATTCCTTGACAAACTTCGTGAGAAGGGAAATCTTCACGAGGGAATCTGTCTCGAGAATGATCAGACGGTTAGGGTTGAGATTGAGTTTGGAAACGTCTGCCCACAAGGACTTGATCCTTCAGTCACAGACAACCTCATAATAGGCCTCACACAGGAGATCGCTAAGAGATCGACAAATCCTGTCATACTTGTGACCAAGGACATCAACTTCAGGGTCAAGTGTGATGCTCTGAAGATTTACTCTCAAGATTACTACAAGGACAGGGTCGTTGCGTCAGAGAGCAGTATCTACTCGGGTTACGAGGAGATCCACGTCGATGAACCTTCGATAATATCAGAATTCTACGGACTTGGGAAAGTTAGCAAAAATCACGTATCTGAAGATCTTCTTCCTAACCAGTACGTCTGTGTGAAGTGCGATTCTCAGTCGTTTCTAGGTGTAGTCAAGGGAGACGACATCGTTCCTCTGTCCAACTTTTTGAATGCTACAATAGCAGTTAGCCCCAAGAACAAGGAGCAAAAGTTCGCACTTGACCTCCTTACCCGAGATGATATTCCTCTAGTCACTCTGACAGGACTTGCTGGATCAGGAAAGACATTCCTGACGCTTATGGCGGGTCTATCTGGAATAAGCTCGAAGAAGTACGAGAGAATCATAATCACTCGTTCGATCCAGCCAGTCGGAAAAGAGATTGGTTATCTTCCGGGCACTGTGAAGGAGAAGATGGAGCCATGGATAGGTCCCATCGCTGACAACTTCAGGTACGCATTCAAAGACCTTGCATACTTCCAGGTTATGCAGGACAAGGGTGTCATTGAGCTCTGTCCTCTGTCTTTTATAAGAGGAAGAACTTTCTCAAACACATTCATCATCGTTGATGAAGCACAGAACACTACAATTCACGAGCTAAAGACTGTCATAACGCGAGTTGGTGAAGGATCAAAGATAGTGATACTGGGCGACATAGAGCAGATAGATACGCCCTATATCGACAGCCTCTCTAATGGTCTGACCATAGTCGTTGAGAAGTTTAAGACAGAATCCCTAGCAGGTCATATGACTTTAAACAAGGGAGAGCGATCTAGTCTTGCAACAGTGGCGTCAAGAATCCTGTAGCATCATACTTAGTTGTGATGGCAAACTACAGACTACGCGATCTCAATAGATTTAGGAAGGTGTATCCCTATAAGCGGGCAGCGCCTAAGTATGCCTATGTTTACGATGCTATCGCGGGAGATTCGATGGAAGCTGGGAAGATAACGTTCACGGACTCAGACTCCGGTACATACACGTTTGTCAAGAGCTACGCTTCGATACCCGCTGTCACTGTCTCAACAGTCGATAGCGGTGGTAATGGTGACACTAATGTCTCCATTACTGTTACTGCAATATCGTTGACATCCGTCACCGTGACTGCTTCTGAGAAATTCACTGGGCAGGTGCACGTTCACGTGTCACCCGTATCCTAGGAGATAATTGATGGCAAACGACTTCAAGGCAAAACAGATACGCACCACGCAGATCATTGCATCTGGAAGCAATGGAAGTGGTGCCGCAATACTTTTGTATGGGTCAAGTTCTGCCACAAACAACACAGGCGGCTTCTCATCAGCGATGACGTCGAGTGTAGGCTCAGACGTATTTCTTTTCGTTAGTGGGTCAGCTGGTTCAAAAGGGTCAGCAGGTGGAAAAGGTGTCACCCTCTTTGGGGGAGACGTAGTTGCATCGGGATCAGTTTTCGCGAGCAAGATATCCGGATCGCTGACACAGCTTGACACGGGCGTCTCTTATCTCGTTGCTGGATCTAACGTCACCATCGTTACCGGATCGAATGGTCAGGTAAGAATAAGCTCTGCAGGAGGAAGCGGATCGCCGGGTGGATCTGACGCCTATGTTCAGTTCAATGACGGTGGATCTTTCGGAGGAGACAGCGGTCTCACATACAACAAGACTACCAAGACACTCGTAGTAACGAACCTCTCTGTCACAGGAACGATCACATCGGTCAGCTCATCAAATCTGGTGATATCTGATCCCGTTCTTTACATTGCATCTGGGTCACCGTCTTCAAATACGAATGGTGGCATTGCGATCGCATCAGGATCTTCGACTGCAAGTCAGGCCCTTGTCTGGGGAAGGGTTGCGACTGACACGTGGGGAGCAGGAAGACTCGATGTAACAGCGGGTACTGTCACAGATCTCACTAGCATGACCCTGGTGCCGATCAGGGCAAGTAAATACGATATCGGCGGATCATCAGCTGCTCTAACATCGTCCAGCGGACAAGATGTTATCCTCTACTCGGGTGGGGGAAGCTTCATCAGCCTAGTACCTGGATCAATAGGGCTCAGGCTTGGAAGTACATCAGCACCTGTCGCAATAACGGGATCAGATGTCAGGATAGGAAGTTCTTCGACTGCCACAAGCGGACTACCACCTCATCCGGGCAATGATTCTTACCTGTTTGTCTCAGGAGCGATTGGCTCTAGAGGAACTTCAAATAGGGGCACTTCTGTTTTCGGAGGTGACGTTCTAGCATCGGGATCTATATCTGCTGTACTGGGTTTAACCGGTTCCCTTACGAAGCTTGTTGATGGAAGATCTTACCTTGTTGCAGGTTCTAATATTGTCATAGAATCAGGAAGCAATGGACAAGTAAGATTCAGCGCACCCAATGCCGGTGCTGCTGGCGTATCTACAGAAGTTCAATTCAACAACGGAGCAGGTGGGTTTGACTCCGATGCAACTTTCACCTATGATTCGGGTGTAAGTAGACTAACAGTACAGAAAATAACTGCAAACGACGACGTCGTAATTGTCGGAGGACTTGACGTAAACGGCGGATATCTCAACACAAGTGCCTCCTCTTTCTCTCTTCTCTCATCGACTGTCTCTACAGTAAGCTTCGCAACTGTTGCAACAAGTCTGACAATGGGAACTGGATCAGGCGCTACGATTATATCAGGAAGCGTCAAAACACCAAACGGTATCTCAGGATCGCTAACACAGCTCACAGACGGAAGATCATATCTTGTAGCAGGATCCAACGTAACGATATCTTCTGCATCTAATGGACAAGTAACAATAAGCTCGACAGGTGGCGGAGGATCATCTAGGTCACTGTTTACGGATCCGTCAAATTCACAGATAAATGCAACTGGCTCCCTAGCTCTCGCAGGTACACTCGGTACAAGCTATGTCGCAACAAATGCAGGAACAGGTGTATACCTCTTCGTCTCTGGAAACATTGGGACAACTTCTGTCAAGTCTAGCAAAATAGCTCTTTTTGGTGGAGACGTTGTAACTTCTGGATCTATCTTTCTAGAAGATTCATCAGGTTACACCCAGATCAATCAGAATAGCGGGAATCTCTCCATAAGGAATAGATCTCTAGCGGGACAGCTTGTTGCAAGCGTCAATACGTCGATTGGAAACACAGTCAACTTCCTAGACGTAAGACCCAACGGTATGGCAGTCAACACAAAAGTTGCGATACTGCCTAGCGTTTTCGCAGGGCCCGCAAACCCTTTCAACTCCTCAGATACGAGCTTCTTCATAGGCGGTGCACCAAACACCAAGAATGGATCCTCTGGAGGAACAACAGTAGTCGGAGGAGACTTCCTCGTCTCAGGATCTACATACATCGGAAACTCCTCTGCAAATACTCTCTATGTTTCAGCAAGGCTAGGATCCGATATTATCCCAGACGGCAATAGGACTCGAAACCTGGGATCAGACACTGCACGCTTCGCCAACATCTACACTGGTGACCTCCACCTCAGGAACGAGAGAGGAGACTACACGTTGATAGAGGAAGAGGACTGCCTCACCATCAGGTTTAACAAGACAGGAAAGCGCTACAGGTTCTTGCTCGAGGCAGCGCCAGAGTTTGATGAGAAGTAAAATCTCCGCATTAAAATAGTTTAGGTCCAATACTTAGATGAGAGCACAGGAGTTCTCACATGGCATTGGTCGGTAATATATCGGGTTCAGGTGGTACTAGTAATACCGTTGGCATTACTGGATCTCTCATCATCGCGAACCCTGGCATCAACACTTTTCCTTCTTTTCCAGGAAGCGACGTAACACTCTTCGTATCAGGAAACATCTCTGCGAAGCCCTCGTCTTCACCTGACTACAGCGTCAGAGGAACAACGGTTTTCGGCGGTGACGTAGTCATCAGCGGTACGCTTTTCGGTGGATCACCTCTCTACATCGGATCACCGATAACTGCTAGCGCAGGATTCAGCATACCATCGACAACAGCATTCATCGCTGATGGTGGACTAACAGGATCTCTCCAGCAGACTGCTGGCGGCGTAAGCTACCTCGTTGCAGGATCCAATATCACAATTGTTTCCCAGTCTAACGGGCAGGTCAGGATAAGCTCTACAGCAGCGGGAGGAGGAGGTTCAGGTGCGAACTTCTTCTACGACACTGATGGGAATGCAAAGGTCTACACGACAGGATCTGTGGCATTTGTTGGCACAGGCGCTGACTACTCGAATAACATCTTCAGCCCAACTGACAAGGGAACAGATCTATTCTTCTATGTCTCTGGTTCTACTGCCGCAGGAAGCGACAGTGCTCTCTTTGGTGGAAGGCTTATCACATCCGGTACCATCGCTGTCAAGGATTCGTTTGGTAGACCAGCAGTTTCACTTGGAAATGCTGGGGTAATCAGCGGATCTGGTGCAATTTTCGTCGGTGGTGACATAAACGTCGCCGGTGATATCGTTGCCGACACTGCTGAGTCAAAGACAATCTTTGGTACGATCGGTGCAAACACTCTTACACTTGGACAGAACACATCCACTGTTGCTGTTGCTGGAAACCTCGACACAAATGGAACTGCAAACATCGCGGGTGCCATCACGCTTGATGGGGCAGGAGCTCAGACAATAACCCAGACAGGAACGGGTGACCTAACAATCACATCAACTAACGGACAGGTGATTATTGAGGGAACAGCCTTCGACAACAACAATGTTACGATCGCAGGAAATCTCACAGTAAGAGGAACAACCGTTGCTGTCGACACCACAAACCTCAGGGTCAAAGATCCTATAGTCCTGATCGGATCAGGATCAAACGCAGCAGACTCCAAGTCAGTGATAGCGTTCGCATCAGGATCATCAGGAGGCACTAACTCTCTGGTTTTCGGTGCTGCAGGAGTTGTTGGAGGAAACTTCCTTGCAGCAGCACAGGCTGACGTTCAGGATGGAGCAATAGGGATTGGATCACTTTCTCTGACGAACTATGTTCCAGTCAGGGCTAGTGCATTCCAGCTAGGTGGAATAGCTGCGGCTGCTTCATCATTTGCTTCTTCTTCTCTTGGAACAGATCTAATCCTTTCTGGAACTACCGGAATGACCCTTGGGTCATCTCTGTTCTCGTTCCAGAGAACAGACACGACATTCCTGACACTTAACAGCAATGCTCCTCTGAACACCATTCAGATAAATGCTGGCGGTTCTGGATTTACCACTGCTAACGTCCTCAACACCATCGTCACAACACTGAACCTCGCAGGTGCAGGAACAGATATCAGCATTGGTTCAACTTCTGGCAATGCTTACATTAAAAACGCTACGCTCTGGCTTAGCGGAAACGTTGTAGCTGCTGGAGATATTTCTGTCAACGGTGGTGACATAACCACTTCTGCATCAACCTTCAACCTCGTTAACGGAACTGCTACAACAGTGAACTTTGCAGGTGCAGCGACGAACGTTGGCATTGGTGCTTCTGGTGGATTGACTGTTGTATCTGGTTCTCTCACAGTCAACGGCAACACAACACTTGGTGATGCAACCACAGATACAGTGACATACACAGCAAGGGCAGCTTCTAACTTCCTTCCCTCTGCTGACGTCACCTACGATCTAGGTTCACCTGCTCTTAGATGGAAAAACATGTACACAGGTGACTTGCACCTGCGAAACGATCGTGGTAGCTGGACAATCATAGAGGAGGCTGATTACCTCTCGATCACAAACAACCTCGATGGACGTCGCTACAAGTTCGTTCTACAGGAGATCTAGTCTTTAGTTAAGCCTAGGCTGAAAGCCACCCTTCGGGGTGGCTTTCTTCTTTTAAGACGTACACCTGCGAAAAGTTTTGACTAAGATGCGACTATGTCTAACTTTCAAACCATTCCAAGAGACTGTGAAGTCGTTTTCGTATCAGACATGTTCGTCGAGAACTATGTCGGAGGTGCCGAACTAACATCAGAGGCACTTATTGGATCAAGTCCGCTCAGAATTCTCAAAGTCCACGCTTCAAGAGTGGACATGAAGACGCTTGAATCAGGTCACGATAAGTTTTGGATATTCGGAAACTTCTCTAGCCTGAATGTTGACTTGATTCCTACTGTCATAGCGAATCTCAAGTATGCGATACTCGAATATGACTATAAGTTCTGCAGATACAGGTCTCCAGAGAAACATCAGTCTGAGACTGGTCTGCCGTGTGACTGCAGGGATCACGCTCATGGAAAGCTTATCTCTGCGTTCTATTACGGCGCCAAGTCTCTCTGGTGGATGTCAGAAGGACAGCAGAAGATCTACCTCAAGACTTTTCCGTTTCTGCAGAATGTACCCAACGTAGTGCTGAGTTCTGTTTTTGATGAGAAGTTCTTTGCAGATGTGAAGCTACTCAATTCTGAGACAAAGGAAAGAAAGGGTTGGATTGTCCTTGGGTCAAATTCATGGATCAAGGGATTTGATCTTGCAGAGCAGTGGTGCAAAGACAACGAAAAAGACTATGAGGTTGTGTGGAATCTTCCGTACAACGATCTTCTGAAGAAACTCTCTCGGTCAGAAGGTTTCGTCTACCTTCCAAGGGGATTCGACACCTGCCCAAGAATGGTCATTGAAGCGAAGTTGCTAGGATGCAAACTGCACCTTAATGACTTCGTACAGCACAAAGACGAAGAGTGGTTTGCATCAGATGATCCTCTTGACACCGAGTCATATCTCTACGCTGCGCGGGAACGCTTCTGGAATGCTGTCAAGCACGATATGAGTTACACACCAAAGATCTCCGGTTACACAACCACGCACAACTGTGCAACGCGCGGATACCCTTTCGTTGAGTCTATCACGTCGTTATTGGGATTCTGCGACGAGGTTGTCGTAGTTGATGCAGGATCTGACGATGCGACTATTCAAAAGCTCAAAGAGATATCTGAGAGAGACAATCGCCTGAAAGTTCACATCCTTCCTGTCGATTGGAATTCAAAGACTTTTGCTTACGAATCTGATGGCATGCTTAAGGCCCGTGCAAGGTCTCTTTGTACGGGCGACATCTGCTGGCAGCAAGACGTCGATGAGATCGTCCACGAGGACGACTACGAGAAGATTAGATCGCTCGCTAGATCTATGCCCCCACAGGTCGACCTAGTAGGACTACCTGTCACCGAGTTCTGGGGATCAAATGGAAAGGTGAGAATAGATGTCAATCCGTGGAAGTGGAGAATAAGCAGGAACAAATCTCATATCACTCACGGGATACCTGGGTCTCTTCGCAGGCACGATGACGAAGGAGACGTCTATGCACTGCCAGGAACCGATGGATGTGACTACATCAATAACGGAACGCTGGAGCCCGTACAGTTCGTGACCTTTGTCAGCGTAGAGTCTGAGAGTGCTAGAGCTGCGATACTTCAGGATCCTGATCACCCTGTTCGTCAGCAGTATCAGGACTGGTTTAACAATGTCGTCGAGACTATTCCCGGTGTCTACCATTACTCTTGGTTTGACATTAGAAGAAAGATGGAGAACTACAGGGATCATTGGTCTCGGTTCTGGTGCTCTCTCTACAGCAAGAAGTACGAAGATACTCCCGAGAACAATGTTTTCACCAACAAGAGGTGGGCTGACATTACGCAGGAAGATATCAATCAGGTGGCAGATGAGATAGAGCAAAAGACAGGAGGGTGGATCTTCCACAGTCGTGTAGATCTCAGCCGAGCTACTCCCCACATTGAGATAAAGAAGTCGCATCCCGCTGTAATGTCGGGCTGGATAGAGAGGGTTCGTGCAAAGAAATAAGTTCGTTTTCGTCATACCTGCGTACAACGCAAGGGAAACAGTCTGTCAGATGCTAATGAGTCTGGTAGCACAGTGCTACCCACACTGGCGGGCCATCATCATAGACGACATCTCTACTGATAAAACTCCAGACGTGATCGAGATGTTCTGCCAGTCAATAGGGATATCTGATAGAATCACTCTCATTAGGAATGCTGAGAAGAAGTGGGAAGTAGAGAATGTTCTGATGGGTATCAATCTCTGCGATGAAGACGAGATTGTTTGTCGTCTCGATGCAGACGATTGGCTCTGCGACAACGATGCTCTTGCAATAATAAATGACAGGTACAATCGTCTGCCTATTGACGTCTTGTGGACTTCTCACAGGTGGAGCTTCACTGACATGAACATATCAGGGCACCTTCCCAGGGGATCAGACCCCTACGTCCATCCATGGGTATCCTCTCATTTGAAGACTTTTAGAAAGTCTGTTATAACGGGCGTCCATGACGAGAACTTTAGAGGACCTGATGGGAAGTATTTCAAGCGCATAGGTGATCAAGCAATATACCTTCCAGTTTTAGCAAAGTCATCTGGGTGGCACTATGAGCCGATCGTTGCTTATCACTACACCATCGATCTAGCACCTCAGAATTTTCACACAGATGATGCGAAATTTCAAAAAGCAGAAGCTGAATATCTCAGGGCTAGGAGATTCGTTAGATGAGGGTTCTGGTAAATCGAAGACCTGTTTCTGGTCCCTGGGGAGGTGGAAATTTGTTCGTGCGTGCCCTGTGTGATACGCTGACAGCAAGCGGACACGAGGTAGTGCACAATATCACTCAGAACATAGACAAGATCATCGTAGTAGATCCTAGACCTGAGAATGGTTTCGATGATATACAGAGTCTGATAACGTATAGCATGAGCAGGAATGCTCCTATAACAATTCGTATAAACGAGTGTGATGCAAGAAAAGGAACTAGCGGTCTTGACGAATTCCTTTCTAACGTATCTAACTACTGCAGCAAGACTATCTTCGTCTCTAAGTGGATGATGGACTATCACCTGGCAAAGGGCTGGAAGTGCAAGTCAATCGATTTCACTTATAATGGTGTCGACAGGAACATCTTTAAGAAGAGACCTCGTCTAGAAAACGGAAAGATTAATCTTGTTACCCACCACTGGTCAAACAACCCCATGAAGGGTTTTGATATCTACGAAAAGCTAGATTCTCTCGTAGGAAATGATGACAGGTTCACATTCACGTACATTGGAAGGGATAGGGGTTCTTTCAAAAATACCCGAGTTGTACAGCCTCTCTTTGGAACAGACCTAGGTGAAGAGCTGAGCAAGTACGACGTCTATGTTAGCGCGTCTTTGTTCGATCCAGGACCCAATCACGTAATTGAATCGATAGCATCGGGTATTCCTACTTTCGCGATAAGGGACGGAGGAGGAGCCTGTGAATTCGTAGGGCAAGACTGGATTTACGATAATTTTGACGATCTCCTGAGTAAGATTCAGGATGCAAAACCAAATCATGACCCGTTCGGTGATTGGAAAAGTTGCATCAACGAATTTCTCAGGAAGTCTGCATGAGAATACACTTCTCTAATGTCAATTTTGGGTCAAGAACCGGCCCGAACACCTTCGCTCACAGGCTAGCCTCTGAACTCACAGAGAAGGGTTTCGAGATAGTCGATGACAAAGACTATGATTCATGTCTTGTGTTCATTGAGCCCTCTACTAGAATCATTCCAGGAAAGCGTATAGTCCAGAGGCTTGATGGAATCTGGTTTAAACCAGAAGAGTTTGAAGTCAAGAACAGGTTGATCAAGCAGGTCTACGACTCTGCAGATCACATTGTCTGGCAGTCAAATTTCGACAAGACTATGACTTCTCGTCACTGGGGAGAGAGAAAAGGCACTGTCATTAACAATGGCATACGTCTCTTCGAAAAATTAAGAGATGCAGGACTCGATGACCTCAGAAAGAAATACGACACAATATTCGTAACTTCAGCAAACTGGCACAGACAGAAAAGGCTGAAAGAGACAATTCAGCTATTTCTAAATTTTATCCAGAGAGGGATTAATGGGTTTTTGATAGTGATGGGATCAAACCCGGACCATTACGTCAGTCATCCCAGAATAGGATACACGGGATCTCTCTCACACGAAACCTGTCTATCAATTTATGGTAATGCAGACTGGATGATACATCTTGGATGGCTTGATCACTGTCCCAATGTTGTAGTAGAAGCTCTCTCTGTGGGTTGCCCTGTAATCTGTACAGACTCAGGCGGAACACACGAGATTGTCAAAAACTCAGGATTAGTGATAAGAGAATCCTTCAAATACGATTTCCAGCTACTTGATTATGATCAACCACCAGATCTAAATCTGGATGTGGTGCTTCCTCCTCGTCCTGCTGTTGACAGTAGTCACCTTGACATAAAGCTGGTTGCAGACGCATACGCAAAGGTACTAACAGGATGAAAATATTCACATTGCAGGCGGGAGAAAAGTGGATTTGCGATAGATTCGTCTCTGAGTGGAACGAGTCCAATCCCGACACGTTCGTACAAGATCCTAGTGAAGCTTCCGTCATTTGGCTTTTGGCTGACTGGTGCTGGAATCAAATACCCAGGGATATCTTGTCCAAGAAGCACGTAGTTTGCACTGTTCATCACATTGTTCCTGAGAAATTCTCAGAAGCTTCTCGCAAAGAATTCTCTGACAGAGATCAGTACGTAGACCTCTACCACGTTCCCTGTCTAGCAACTCAGAGACAAATACAGTCTTTGACTAGCAAGCCCGTTTTCGTTAGACCGTTCTGGGTAAATCAGAACATCTGGTTTCCTATGAACAGGAGGGAAGCGAGACGCAGGCACGGCATACCTGACGACAGATTTCTCATCGGTTCTTTTCAGAGAGACACAGAGGGGTCTGATCTCAAGTCTCCAAAGCTTGAGAAGGGGCCCGATGTATTCTGCGACATAGTGATAGAAGCCTACAAGAGAGACCAGAGAATAGTTCCTGTACTTGCTGGTTGGAGACGACAGTACGTTATAAACCGCCTCAAGGACGCAAAGGTGCCTTATTACTATGCAGAGTTGCCTGATTTCAATAGGCTAAACGAGATGTACAACTGGCTTGATCTTTACCTTGTAACTTCTCGATACGAGGGAGGTCCGCAGGCAGTTCTTGAGTGCGCAGCGTCTCGCACGCCGATCATTTCGACAAATGTCGGAGTATCACCAGAGATACTGTCAGCGAATGACATCATATACCCGGACAACATGATCGATATTGTCAGCCATGCAACAGACGTCGATCACGCTTATGAGAAGGTGAAGGATCTTTTCATGCCCGCTGGTGTAGAAATTTTTAGAAAAGTATTCAAGGAGATCTAAATGGAAAAGAAGCACATCGTCGAATTCTTGTCAGATATCGAGGTTAATCTCTCTGATATCTCTCTTGGCGATTTTGATCACATTGGCGAATTCACTGCAAAGAAGTCAAGAGATAAGAGCAGCCCCCTCTATAAGTCTGCGGGAAGCTTCTTCAGACCAAACTACGAACGCGGAATCTTAATCTACAGCTTGATCAAGAAGTTCAAGATTCAGAGCTATCTCGAGATAGGTTTCGGCAGAGGTTATTCTGCAGTGTGCGCTTCAAAAGCTATGATTGATGCAGGGATCAACGGAACAGTCACGACCATCGACCCTGCTCTCTCTGAAGACCTCCTCAACGAGATTGCTCGTGGAATTCCGCATGAGTACCTCAAGAACATCAGGTTTGTCAAGCAGGATTCCGCAACTGCTATCCCTGCAATAAACGAGAAGTTTGACATGATCTACGTTGACGGAGATCATCGCTACGACGCTGTCATGGCTGACTGGCAGAATTGCAGGAACAAGTTCAACAAGTTCATCCTGTTCGATGACTATCACCTCCCCACAAAGTCTGAGAAAGACATAGACTGTGCAACAGTCATAGACAGCATCACGGGACTAGATAAGAAGCTGATAATCATGGATAGGCGCATCTTCTTCGATGATAGGCGCATTCCTGATGATCAGATCGATTACGGACAAGTTCTTATCACAAGCCCGTTCTTCAATCCTAGCGAATTCCTGGGTGACTGGTGATCCACGTAATCCACAGAGACGATGTCTGGGATTTCAACAACGTCACCATAGCTGGTGATATCCTGCGGGAATTTGAAAAGCAAGGTTGCAAACTACATTCAGAGACATCATTCGACGCAGCTGGGCACAGCCTGGTTAAACCTGATGACGTGATATTGGTGCACATTTCTCTAAAGAATGAGTCAAACCAGCAGAGAATGGCGCAGCTTAAAAATCGAAAGATAATCTGGGGAGTTGATGAATCAAAGCCCGATAGGGTCCTATTCAGAACCGAGAGAGACTATGCAAAGCGACTCGGATTCGAAGCTGTAATCACTCCCTTCCCTTCTGAGAGAAATGTCAAATCACTAGTTGAAGATGAGATCAATGTTATCTCGATGATGCACAGCCTGCATTATCAAGATATGACTCGAAATTTCAACAAGAACTATGACATCTTAGTGAGTGGTAATCTCACGCCTAGCTACTACCCGATCAGGCACAGGATTGCAACAGCAGTTATCGAGTCTAAGAAGTTTAAGATCGGTTTCATACCATTCCCCGGTTATTCCATTAGCCAGAATCCTGGGCAGATATTTGGTGGAGACTATGTTAGGGCAGCATCACAGTGTTGGATTGGAATAACTTGCAAGGCCGGGTGGTGTGATCGTCTTCTTGCCAAATACATCGAGTTCGGCAAGGGATGCTGCCTTCCAATAGGGGATGCACCGAGCTTTATGCCCGATGAACTGCGACGCGAGATGATCGAGATAACTGAAGATCACAGCAGCGCCGAGATAGTCAGGATGACAGAAGAAGCTCTTCACGACAAAGTTTCTCTCACCAGCAGAATCAATCGATACAGGGATTTCTTAGAAGAAAATCACGAACTGACAAAGCGAGTGCGCGAAACTATAGAGAAGATCGAATCCTCTAAATATGACTTCCCAGCGAGGAATGCTTGAGAGCTCTGATCATTCCATCAAAAGATAGACCAGCAACAATTCTGCTCACTATTCTCTACAACCGTGCAGGATACGAGGTAGTTTATCCTTCAAGAGAATCGTGGCCTAATGACCTGTGCGACATCTGTGTGTGGCCAGTTACGTTCATGACAAACAACAGGACAGGAAAGAAGATTTCTGATGATATCTCTCTCCCACTAGACTTCGGAGAGGATTCTTTCCTTATAGACTCTGACCCTGCAGAGTTTGCAGGAGTTGGACACCCTGATGCCTGTGTAACAGTAGAAGACATAAGAGAGACAGGAAAGACAATAGACGTTTTCCACACAACTAGAGAGCACATCGGTAGACTGAGTGAGATTGTTCAACGTGCTAGAAGCTTAATGCCATACGCGAAGTGGGTATCATCAACAATCTCAGACTACGATCACGACCCTTTCGGGATGAAGCCCGCCAACGTGTGCAAGATACTCCCTGCGTCGTATGAGGCTGCTGTCTACCAGAACTCCTTTGACCTTGTCTCTTCAGAACACCTAAAGAGATTCCTGGGAGTCAAGGACGTTAATCGACAAGGTTTTGCTTCCTTTAACCACAACTACAGTGTTAGACAGCCTGCTGAATTCCAGATCTTTAACGAGGTGAACATGTCTCTAGCAAGAGATGGACATGAAGTTGTTCCAAATTACGGTGGAAATACGAGAGGGCAGGGAGCAGACATTAGATACAGTGGATCAGGATCAGGATTTACTACCCTAAATCCCATACATGCAGCTCAGAAGAACGCGTCAGTTCTTGCAGTTGTCCACCTCAAGTCAAATGACTGGGGTGGAGGAGTTCCAATAATATCGATCTCTACAGGAACTCCTGTTATCATCACCAGAAAATACGCTGAACGAACTAGGTCTGCGAAGTATCTGATTGACGGGTACAACTCTGTCTGGGTAAATGATCAAAATGATTATCTCGCATCACTGCAAAGAAATGATTGGGCACAGATGAGCGTGAACATGACTCAGCTTTGCAGCAGCCTAGATCACAATCTAGATGGTAGCTGGAAAGACTTTCTAGACCGTGTCAGGTAACGATCGAAAGTCTTCCCGTATAATTTCTCAGGAAGACCTCATGGAAGATATTGCTTTTGCGATAGTCACGTGCTCTGTAGAGCCTACGAGAGACGCAGCCTTTGACAAGGTTGCTGATAACATCTTGTCTCTACCTGAGTGGGAAAGTATGAAGGATTCGACTATCGTTTTCGACAACGGATCTAATCAACCTCTGACAATGTCGAGGCTCGAACAATTTCAGCATGTTGTTAGAAGCAAGGAAAATGTAGGCTATTGGTCTGCTGTGAACTGGATCTCTAAGAACTACACCAAGTTCATGGACGAGAAGAAGTACATCTACATCATTGAGTCAGATTGCATTCACTGGTCAATGGATAAGATCTCTCTGTGCGCACAATTCCTAGATAAAAATCCTGACATTGGGATGGTAAGAACACAGGAATTCCTGGTTGGTGAATCTCACAGATTCGATAAATCACGAAATCTTCCTGATTCCACTAAGTGGACAAAATACAGGATGACAAACTCTTTCACAGGTGAATCTGTTCGTTTCTGGGACCCCGATGGTGAGATTTATAAGACGAATTTTATACCAGTTCTGTGTGGTCTCAACAGGACAGAGGCGATATCAAAGGTTTTTGATAATCTTGTCAAGACAAAGAACATCACTGAGGTTGATTTCCAGAGAGAGATGATTTCCCTCTACAAGGACAATGCTCAGCTAGATGGAGGAATATTCAACACAAGCGCTGGAGAAGGAGCAATTGCAGGATGTAGAATTCAAAGCATACCCTCTGGTGTGCCATATAAAGCATCAGGCAATGATACAATTGTAGAAGGGTTTGAAGTAAAGACTTTCGGAGAAAAGAATGGCTAGAAAGATTATAGTTTTTGGAGGGACAGGATCCCTTGGCAAGACACTTATCAAGCGCCTTGCTATCGACAATGAGGTTGCAGTCTTTTCTCGAGACGAGGAGAAGCACTGGACTATCAAGAATCAGTACAAGGGATACAATGTCAGATTTTTTGTAGGAGACATAAGGGATTACTCTCGAGTCCTTGATGTTATTGACACCTACAGGCCAGATGACATTATCATCGCTTCTGCTCTCAAGCAAGTTGATACTTGTGAGCTTTCTCCAGGAGAGAGCATCAAGACGAACATTATTGGAATCCAGAACGTTGTCGATGCAGTTGAGAATTCCAAGCACGACAATATGAGAGTTTGCATGGTGAGCACAGACAAGGCTTGCTCACCTGTCAACGTCTATGGAATGTGCAAGGCAATCGCCGAGAGAGTAGTCCTCAGTAGATCTCTTCACAGCAACAAGAATGTTAAGTTCGTTGCAACTCGATACGGAAACGTTCTAGAGAGCAGAGGAAGCATCATTCCTCTCTTCAAGTATCAAGCGCTAAATTCAGACTGTTTGACGGTCACGCATCCTGATATGACACGATTTGTCATGACTCTAGATGAGAGCGTTGATCTCATTATGCATGCCCTCGAGAAGGGAGAGACTGGGCAGACCTGGATTCCAAAGCTCAACTCTATGAAGATCTCAGATCTTGCAGAGATTTTCTCTACTCGATATTCGAAGGATGTCAAGATCATCGGCATCAGACCAGGAGAGAAGCTTCATGAGGCTCTCATCTCTCATGCAGAATCTATCCGCGCCGTAGACGTTGGAGACAGGTACTATCTCGATCCTTCTCACGCTACTGTTAAAGAGGGATACAAGATGTTTGAGTACTCCTCTGAGAATGACAACCTTGAGAAAGGTCAGCTTGACAGGTATCTAGATGGTCTTGGGATATTTGAGGGAAACCTCTCTAATTTTATCGGAAAGAGCATAGAGGAGATTAAAAAGTGATGGAAAAGTTGCATCTTTTTAAGCCGCTCATCGACACAGATGCAGCTCTCAAGGAGATTGAGTCTGTACTCAAGTCTGGTTTCATAAACGAGGGAGTGCAGGTAACTCTTCTCACAGACCGAGTGAAGAGCCTGCTTGATACAGAAAACGTGGCGCTTGTCAACAGCTGCACATCTGCACTCACTCTTGCCCTAGAGCTATCAGGTGCATCTTACGGCGACGATGTTGTTACCACTTCAATGACGTGCGTTGCAACTAACATGCCTATCAAGAACGTAGGAAGCAATATCGTCTGGGCAGATGTCAATCCTGCTAGCGGAATGCTCACTTCTAGCACTATCTCTCAGGCTCTGACAAAAAATACCAAAGCTGTCATACTCGTTCTCTGGGCGGGAAATGTCCCTGAACTTGACATGATCTATAGCTTGTGCAAGCAAAACGGTGTCAAGCTTATCATAGACGCAGCACACGGATTTCTAGCTGAGTTCAACGGAAGAAAGGTTCACGAATACTCAGACTTCACTTGCTATAGCTTCCAAGCCATTAAGCACTTCACAACAGGAGACGGTGGAGCAATCTACTGCAAAGACAGTAATGATTTCGCAGCTGTTAAGAAGATGAAGTGGTTTGGTCTCGATAGGGATAAGGCGAAGGACGAGAAGGGAAACTGGAAGGGACAGCAGTGGGACGTAGACATTGACTGTATTGGCCACAAGTTCAACATGAACAACGTCTCAGCGGCAATTGGACTTTCAATAATAGACAAGATACAGTCAGCCGTTAGTGCTCATAGAAAGAACTCTAGAGAGTATGACTTCCTTTTCGCTTCATATCCCCATGCAAAACCGGCCTCAAAATCAACAAGGTCATCTGGATCTAGCTGGGTTTACACTATCGTTCTTGACGAGAACATAGCACACCACAGAGATGAGATTCTTGAGAAGATGAACGAGATGGGAGTGAGTGCTGGAGTTGTACACGTTCCCAATCATCATTACACCTGCTTCAAGGGTGAGATGAGAGAGCTACCCGGAGTCGATGCCTTCTTCTCCAGACAGTTTTCTCTCCCTTGCGGGTGGTGGTTAGATGAAAATGACATTTCGAGGATCTTTTCGACGCTTACATCGTGCATTGATTCTATTGTGAAGGATTCGAAGTAATGATATCCCTGGGCTTTAACTCAAAGATAGATGACTCTGTCAAGATCTTTGGCGAAGTTGAGATCTCTGTTGGAGATTGCTCATACATTGGGCCCGGGGTTAAGATTGCTGGAAGCGGAAAAATCAAGATCGGAGATTACTGCAAGATACACGCTGGATCATTCATAAATCTTGACGGGGGATCTGTGTCAATGGGACACAACTGCTGGATTGGAGAGAGGTCAGTGATCGATGGAAGAGGGATGCTCAGAATGGGTAATAACGTTGGAGTAGGCATAGCTTCCCAGCTTTACTCTCACATAGCCCATGGTGACACTATCGAGGGATGTAATCTCTATGGAAATAAGTCGCTGATACTTGAGGACGACGTATGGCTCGTAGGTCAGTGTTTCCTCTCGCCGATACACGCACAGAGAAAGTCTGTGGCAATGCTGGGTGCAGTAATCATCAAAGACATGCATGAGAACAGAGTCTATTCTGGAAATCCTGCTGTAGATGTTACTGCAAAACTAGGACAACCCTGGTCAGACAAAAATTATCTGGAGAAACTCGGTATGCTTTCGAGGCGTCTACATGAGTTTAATCTAAAATTCCCAGATCATGAGAAAGAGTGCAGAGAGATGATCGTTCCCTGCAACGGATTTCCAGCTGAAATGCACCCAGATAAGACATACATTGACGTTAACACAAGGACTTACACCAAGAGATTGTCTCCTATAGAGGTCAAGTTCTTCTCTTGGCTAACGTCCTACAAGGGAAGATTTACTCCAAAAACCTGAGGTTCACATGAAAATTCACTTAGTCACAAGCATCGAGACGAAAGGATATCATGCTTACTGTATTGATAACCACATTTCCCTAGCTGATCATCCTGAGAAGCTCTCGTTCGTATCACACTGCCTTGATGCCGAGTCTTATCACAGCATTGAGCAAAACGATAGACAAAGCGCGATAAAGACGCAGGGCGGAAGAGGATCAGGAGGACATGCAGTTGGCATCCAGTCAATTCTGGCAAATCTTTCGCCAGGTGAGATCAATGTTGTCACTGACACTGACTGTGTACTTTTGGTGAAGGGCTGGGATACGATACTGAATGACCTCATGAAGGAGTACAAGATTGTTGGAACCACTTATGAGGACATAGGCGGATTCAGCTCTGGAGACAGTCTCACGCAGACTTTCAAGAGGATCCCAAACTTTACCTGGGTTGCACTATCGCCTGAGTATGACTGGAAATTCGACGCATCTTGCGACAAGCATAACAACCTGCAAATTGACACGCAAGAGCTTTCTGAGACTTTCAATCTCCCGATCGGATACAATCTATTCAGAGAGCCGATTTGGAGATTACCAGTCTACATAAGGGAAAACAATATCAGGCACCTTCCTCTCAAGTTTGTGAGGCCCACATCAGGAGATGCAAAGGCAATTCTAACTGGGCAAGATTATCACACAGAGTATCAGCTGAATGATGGTACACCATTCGTTGCACACCAGCGAGGATCTATGAGCAAAGCATTTAGATCTCATCCTCTCTCTTCTACGTTCTACGATGCGTGTGACAACTATCTTTCCAGGATGAAGTGATGGAGACAGCAAAGTTTTCTCTGAGAGCAGTTTCAGATGATGATCACGAATGGCTTGTAGAGCTTCACAATGATCCAGAAGTTCTGAATAACACCCGGGATCCTCGTCCAATTACGCTTGATGGTCACCTTCGATGGTGGAATAGTGTCAAAGGAAATTCAAAGGAGAGGAGATTAATCTTCTGTGTAGATGGACAAAGAGTTGGTTTCACAAAATTTTACTCTATAGACTTCTACAACAGGCACTGCATTCTAGGTGCTGATATTCATCCTTCTTACAGAGGCAATGGCTACGCTAAGAAGATGTGGTCTTTAATGCTTGACTACTGCTTCAATGATCTCTCTCTTCACAGGGTTGGTCTATCAACGATGGACTACAATGAGATAGCAAAGAAGGTATACTATGGTATCGGATTTAAGGAAGAGGGTATCATAAAGCACTGTCACTATCGTGACGGAGAATATCACGATGCTATTTCGATGTACATGCTAGAGTCTGACTGGAAAAATCAATGAGAGTTTTCGTCGGAACGATGGAAAGCGGGGAGAATGACTGGGCCCGATGCCAGGAAGCAATACAGAAGCAAAATGGAGCTGATTTTCACCACTACATTGTAAGTGGGCTAACTGAGAGAGATGCACATATCGCACTCTATGATGAGTGGAATGCGAGAAAGAAGGACTTCGATCTCTTTCTAAAAGTTGACGCTGATACAGTTCTTAGACATGACAGAGTCATTTCATGCTACGTTGAACTCTTTGAGAAAGAACAGAGGCTGACCGGAGTTCAGGCGTGGCTTCACGATTTCATGACCGATAGCAAGATATTTGGCCTGACATGCATAAGAAATAACGTGTCAGTTGTCACAAGGAAAGACAGCCTCTACTATGACAGGGTAGACTCAGGGCACGACATTATTGTCAGAGGAGACAACCTGCCCGATAGCATCAATCCTGCAGGATCACATTGTCACTTTGCGTCTGAAATTCAGGCTTTTCGCTATGGAGTTCACAGAAGCCTTAAGAATCAGCAAGATATAAGAAACAGAGTCTATGAGGCGTGGAAGTCAAATGGAAGAGACAGAGTGAGAGGAATGGCTCTTATTGGATTCAAGTTTGCAACAGAGTGTAGGGCGTACAATTACTCAGATAAGGATTTCAACGATTCGTTCGATAGGTTCTCTAGAGATTACGATATAGTGATAGGGGAGATCTAATGGATAGAATCAAAGTTCTAGTCGCAGGATCGGCAAATATAACAGGTCTCAACATAATCAGGTCTCTCAAGGATCACGCTGATCTTATTGGCTACGATATGACGAACATCAACGCAGCAGACATGTTTTGCAGAAATCACGTCTTTCCCAGGACTACTGATCCAGGGTATCGCAAGAGAGTTTGTGATCTGATCGATAGCGAGAAAATTTTTGCCATAATCCCTTCAAATGATCACGATGCTAGAGCGCTTCTCAACATGAAGGGAGACTTGATTGAAAGGGGTGTACACCTCAATGCAGATTACCCATACGCACTACACTGTCTAGACAAAAGAAAGACGTCTGAGATCTTCAATGATCACAGCATCCCTACTCCTGAGATTCTGAAAAGGGATAGCAAACTTCCTTTCGTAGTCAGGAAAGAGACTGTCGGTGGATCTAAAAAATTCACTTACATTGTGAAAAACGAGGATGACAGGAGTAGCATATCAGAAAATGATTGGGCTAGCGCTGTCATTACGCGATATCACCCTGGCGAAGAATACACGATTGACGTGGTATCAGACAGTAACTCACGTGTCATGTCTATTGTGCCTAGGCTCCGCAGAGAAGTGAGAGCAGGCATGGTGCATTTTGCTGAGGTTGTCAACAATCAGGATGTCATAGCAGAGACAAAAAAGATAGTCTCATCTTTGAAGCTTACTGGCATAAACTGCATGCAGTGCATCTACGACGATAACGGATGTTATTTTTTCGAGATAAATCCTCGACCAGGTAGCGGAATGGATTTATCTACCAACGCAGGTGTCAACATGCCGCAAATGTGGCTACGATCGATAATGGGTGAGAGAGTAGAGTATCTTGAACCAGACTGGGGCATGAAGCTAGTTCGTTACTTCGACGGATACTTCTTCAAGTGAAGATATTCTTCGACTTTGATGGAACGCTTGTTGAAATAATGAAGAGAGATTACAGGGTCTACTGTGATTCTCTTCCTGATGCCAATGCCCTAGACTTCTCAAAATACGTAGCTCTGAGAAGAAAGAAGACAAATATTGATGATATCCTCGCCCTAACCCACCCTGCATACAGAGAGTTTAGGGAGACCTTTCTAGAAAAGAGGGAGATACTGATGGAGGACCCTGTATACCTTCAGCACGATACTGTCTTGCAGGGGGTACATGGTTCGCTATCACAGATAAGCTCGAAATACAAGTGCTACATACTAAGCGCTAGAAAAGACGAGAAAGCACTAAAAAATCAATGTGATGAGATGAATCTCACCCAATATTTTCGATCAATAGTCGCTGTCTCTTCTGCTGAAAAGAAGGGAAAAGTAATCTCTACGATGAAGGACGGAGAGACCGTCATCATGGTTGGAGATACTGAGAATGATATTAGAGCAGCTAGGGAGTCTGGATCTATCTCTGTCGCAGTTGACACGGGAATAAGAGACAAAGGGACTATTAGCAAGTATCGTCCCGATCACATCATTATAAACTTGAGTGAACTGGTCGGTATTATCGATCATGTCAGACAACAGCAAAGAGAATAATTTCACACTTGCGTACTACGACTCAATCCTCAAATCAGCAATTAAGAAGGGATATGAGTTCTCCACCATGGAGAAGTTTTGGGACGATGGTTGCCCTGGCGAAGGGAGGTTTGTCCTTCGCCATGATCTAGACACGAACGCCCCTACGTTAAAGAGAATACTAGACGTAGAAAGGTCTAATGGCGTAGTTTCCACAGTCTATGTCAGGGTAACAACTAACACCTACAATCCGTTTGATTATAGGACGTTTCCAGTTATCAGAGATGCCCAGAGAGACGGATTTGAGATAGGGCTCCACTCCAACTTTGTTGAGTTTGCGAGATTCCACAGTCTCTCTCCTGAAAAAGTTCTCAGAGCTGAGATGCAATGCATTAGAGCTTTCTTCGGAGATATTCGATCCATAGCGTGTCATAGAGATCTCAACTACGCATACAATTCTCTTCCCTGGCTACAGGAAAACTGGGAAGAAATCCATGGATCTCTTGGGCTTAAGTATGAAGCTTATGATTCTAAGATTATGGATAATATCCTGTACGTGAATGAGACTGCTGAGCAGAAGCTGGGGTGGAGAAAGTTGATCCCAGAGGATGCAATAATGACTGGTAAGTCTATCTGTCTATCTACTCATCCACACTGGTGGTATGAGAATAACCCATTTGAGGTATGAGATGCTGAGAATTGTTTTTGCAGCCTACAGAGATTGGGCGCTCGATGTGCTGCCCGCTATTAAGTCTCATCCGAACGTCTCTCACGTGCATCACGTTAGAAGCATAAGAGAGCTTGAGGACTTTATCGAGAACACAAACGAGCATTTTGACATGGTAATGCTCTGCGGTTGGAGCTGGCAGGTTTCACAGGGTTTGCTCTCTAAGATCCTCGTAGTCTCAGAGCATCCTGCTTATCTCGATGATTATTCTCTTGGAACTCCGCTGCAGGGACAGATAGATGACGGAATTACTAGAACAAAGCACAGGGTCGTCAAGATAGGCTATCCAGAACTAGGAGAGAGACTCTACTCTCCTAATCATGAAGTCGACATGAATCTCACGGGAAACATGGACGACATTCTTGGTGAGATGAGATCTACAGCAAAGACAATTTACACTAGATTCCTTGACGATTTTCCGAATTTCGAATGGAGACAGTGGCCAAAGTCAGAAACTTATCGCACTCCTAGGAAGCCAGTCGATAGCAAGATTTCTCTTGAAGAGCTTTCCACGCTTGGCACTGCTAGACTTTATGACAAGATTCGAATGTTAGAATCACCCTATCCTAATGCTTTCATTGAGGATGAAGATGGAATACTGTACTTTAACAGGGTTTCATACAAGAGGAAGAGATGAAACTTGTTCACTTAATAGACGATAGAAACTACGTTAGAACAAATTGCTTTCAACACATGCTCCTGGCCAACCTCGTTGATCAGTGCACCGAATACGTTGACATAACTGTCGCTGAGATTAATGCAGGAGTTAGCATACCAAGATGCGACGTCATCCTGAGTACTCTAAAGCTTCGCACAATATACAGGATTTCTACTCAGCTAGGTGCACTGCTTGACGGTAGAGAGATCTATGTTTATGATCAAGACCCATGGGAGTCTTTTGTAGATACAGCAAGCTTCAAGGGCGCTTACGAGACAATTGTTAGCAAGATGAACGTGAGGTGCTTCATAAACACTTCAAAGTGGTGGACAGACTTCCTAAATGAGCGTGGATTCAAGTCTATATTTGCAAGACAGTGGCCTCTCAAGCAATACTGCAATGTTGGACCAGACTGGGAAAAGAGAGAGATCAAGTTCGGATTTAAGGGGACGCTTCATCCTCACAGGAAGCAAGCATTCCAAGACCTTAGCAAGATGGGTCTAGATGTTACAATACTCCCAATGGGAAGCTATGATGACTTCCTCGTAGACCTGAATAGAATTCAGTTCTTTCTGAATGAACAATCAGGTGAGAAGTGGACTATCAATGGTGAGCAATTTCCGCTGGGCTTGAAGTACACGACGTGGGCAAAGGAAATAGAGATAGCTGCCAGGGGCACAGTCTCAATTAGAATGTATGAGCCAGGACTTGAGTCATACTTTGTCGATGAAATTCCATCTATAATGACATACAGAGAACTATCAGAGGTTCCTGAGTTAGTCGAGAGAGCGCTTTCTCGTCCAGATGAAACAAAAGAAAAAATTAGACACTCTGTAGAATTGATTAGATCAAGAGAAGGATGGTTCTCCTTGAAAGACCTTCCTTGAAATTGTTTTTTCATAGCAAGCTTAGTCTATGTGCTTTCTAGATTTTTGCAATGCAGAACCTACGACCTGGTGCATGTCGTAGTACTTGTACTCAGCTAATCGACCGCCAAACAGTACATTCGATTCAAGATCTGCAGCTTCCTTGTACTTTCGATAAATTTCAGAGTTCTTCTCGTCCCCAATTGGATAGTACGGAGTTGCACTGCGATCCCAGGCTATCGGATATTCTTTAGTGTAGATCGTGCTCTTCAGCTTGTCAAGCCTCTCGGGCGTGAAATGCTTATGCTCAGTGATTCTAGTGTAAGGCACTGATACATCACTGTAGTTTATGATGGCATTTCCCTGAAAGTCTCCGTCTCTTCTTTCTTCTTCGAAACGAAGAGAGCGATACTCCAGATCGCCGAACTTGTAATCGAAAAACTCATCGATCTTTCCAGTGTATACGACTCTCTTCGCCATCAAATTCCACTTCTCACGATTGCTGAAGTAGTTTTCACCGAGAGCGATCTCACAACCTTGCAACATGTTGTTGAAGATGTTCGTGTATCCCTCTTTTGGGATTCCCTGGTACGTATCGTTGAAGTAGTTATCGTCAAATGTCAACCTGATAGGAAGGCGCTTGATGATTGAAGCTGGAAGATCTTTTGGATCACGCATCCATTGCTTCATCGTGTAACCGCGGATGAAGATATCGAAAATCTCAGGACCGACCTGAGAGAGAATCCAGTCCTCTAGATTAGCAGGATTCTCACAAGGAATACGAACAGCCTCAAGCTCTCTCATCGCTTCATCGGGAGTGTTGACTCCCCACACCTGATGAAGGGTCATCAGGTTGATAGGAAACGAGTACATCTTGTCTTTGTACTTGACTTTTGGTCGAAGCACGAAGTTATTAAACTCAGTAAATTGATTCATAAACTTCCAGATTCTATCGTCGGAAGTGTGGAATATGTGCGGACCGTACGTGTGAACGTCTATGCCGTCGCGTCTCTCGCTGTAGCAATTTCCACCTATGTGTCTCCTGCTGTCAATTAGAAGAACGCTTTTACCCTTTCGGAGAGCTTCGTGCGCGAAAACGCTGCCAAACAGCCCAGCACCAACAACAAGATAGTCGTACATTAACAAAAAATCATCCCTCCTTATCATAAAGTAAAGGAGAGCAAATGAGAATCAAATTTAGTCTTGTGCTAATCAAGAGATTTGAAATACCAGAGAGAACAGAGAGGGCTGTCTAGATGTCGATAGCTGTTATTGGTCAGGGTTTTGTTGGTGGCAGCCTTACCACTGTCTTGGCTGAGAGAGGTGAGAAAGTTTATGTTTACGACAAGGCTGGCAAGACAGCTGCTGGCGGAACGAACAGCTTCGTTCGCGATATCACCAGAGATGTAATCTACCCAAAGTCTATATCTGACTTTGTGCAAGAGTGCGAAGGAGTATCTGGCTTCTCTGGCGTTTTCTTTGTCTGTGTTCCAACTCCCATGTACGAAGATGGATCACCTGATACTTCAATCGTTGAAGATGTTCTAGAGCTAATATGCAACGCGCCATACAATGCTGATTCTCTTCAAAGGATTGCTGTTATAAAGTCTACTGTTCCGCCAGGCTCTACAGAGCGCTGGAATAGCATGTTCAATGATCGTGGACTTTATGCTGTGTTTAACCCAGAGTTTCTCACAGAAGCAAATGCTGTAAATGACATGCGTGAACAGAATCGCATTGTGCTGGGCGGTCCGCGTCCTTACATCAATACAGTACGCAATATATTCCAGAGAGCTTTTCCAAAAGTCCCTATCATCAAGACAAGCGCAACAACTGCTGAGATGGTCAAGTACGTGACCAATTGTCTTCTCTCAGTAAAAGTCTCGTTTGCCAACGAGGTCGCGCAAATCTGTGAAGCGCTTGATGCTGATGGTCTCAATATCGACTATGATAAAGTAGTTGAGTACGCGAAGTTCGATCGAAGATTAGGTGAGACTCACTGGTCTGTTCCCGGGCCTGTTCCGACGCATGATGGTCGTTACGTTCGCGGTTTCGGTGGGCACTGCTTCCCGAAAGACATTAATGCTCTTATGAGCGTTGCTCGTCACTATGGTGTAGAGCCAAAAGTCATGCAGGCAGCCTGGGAAAAAAATCTAGAAGTAAGAAATCCCGTTGATCGTGATTGGGAAAAGCAGATCGGGCGCGCTGTGAGCAAGAAGAGACAACAATGAAAGCACTTGTAACTGGAGGAGCTGGCTTTATTGGTTCTCATATTGTTGATGCACTAATCTCACGCGGCGATGATGTCATCTGTATTGATAATCAATCGGCGCCACAGAACGACACGTTCTACTGGAACCAATCAGCACAAAACATCTTTGACGACATTAGGGATGAGAATCTCAGAAAATACTACGCTGATGTTGATGTTGTATTTCATCTTGCAGCACGCTCTAGGATTCAACCGACTGTCAATAGCCCTTCTGAATGCTTCTCTGTTAACGTAATTGGAACACAAGAGGTTCTTGAAGCAAGCAGGATTTCTGGTGTGAAGCGCGTCGTTTATTCAGCTTCTTCCTCTTACTACGGACATGCTTCAAAGCCTCCCTTTGTTGAGAATGCACCCAAGGGATGCGCAACCCCTTATTCTCTCTCCAAGTGGCAAGGAGAGGAGGTCTGTGATCTCTACACAAAGCTATATAGTCTTTCTACTATTTCTCTCAGATACTTCAACGTCTACGGTCCTCGAGAACCCTTGAGAGGCCAGTATGCTCCTGTTATGGGACTCTTTAAAAGACAAAAATCTGCAGGCCAACAATTGACAATTGTCGGAGACGGCAAACAGCGAAGGGATTTCACTCACATTGACGACGTTGTTTTGGCAAACCTGATGGCTGCTGAGAAGCATAGCGTTACTGGTGCTGTGAATATTGGGACAGGGTTTAGTTTTTCGATAAATGAAATAGCCCTGATGATAGGCGGCGACAGCACGCACATCCCAGAGAGAGTAGGAGAGACAAGAGAAACTCTAGCAGACAATACACGCGCAAGAGAAGAGCTTGACTGGGTTCCAAAAGTAAAACTTGAAGATTATCTCAGAAACATCTAAGGATACTTGCGGGTAAAAATGATTGCCATTGAGTTATGATTGTTTATGAACAATAGTTTTCCCACTGGCAAACCTCACGTATCTTACTCTGAAATTCGCACCTGGAAGGAGTGCTCCTGGAAGCACAAGAAGCTTCATATTGACAAGATTGATCTAAGCACTCCTTCTCCTTTCCTCTTCTTTGGAACAATAGTTCACGCCGCCTGTGAAGAGTATCTCAAGACAAGGGTCATGCATTCTGAAATCGCACTTGAATCAATTCGAGAGGCATGGAAGAATAATAACTTTGAGGGACTAGACGAGTGGATCAGTCATGCACAAAATATCATGGCTGATATCCCAGCATTTCTTGACGAGACTTTCCCAGGATGGGAATGCGTCAGCGCAGAAGAGGCTCTGTATGAATCTGTAACTACACATGATATGCACTTCAAGGGATTTGTTGACGGTATCCTGCGCGTCCCTGTAAAGGGAGAGAAGCATAAGTACTGGATGATTGACTGGAAGACGTCAGGTCCTGCAGGTTGGCGAGTTGAAAAGCAGAGAGATTTTCTAGTCCAGGCACAGCTTGCACTGTACAAGCATCACTGGTCAAAGAAGAATAATCTTGAATCCAAGGACATTGCCTGTGGATTTGTTCTGCTGAAGAAAGGTGCAAAGCCGGGGAAGACCTGTCAGCTTATTGAGATGAGTGCTGGTCCAAAAGTTATGGAGAAAGCAGCGAAGCTCATGACTGACATGATAGCCTCTGTCAGAAGAGGAATAGCTATCAAGAACCGTCTATCGTGCACTTATTGCGAATACAAAGGTACGCCACACTGCACGTGAACATTTACTAATTATCACTCCAATTTAGATTTCGGAGTGATGCAGAAGAAAAAGATACTAGTTATTTCGGATCACGCTCTCTCAACATCAGGTGTTGGTACTCAGACAAGACACCTTATAATGGGCTTGCTCGAGAAGAAAAAGTACACATTTAGACAGTTTGGCGCTGCAATGAAGCACACTGACTACCGAACGATGGTAGTCAATGAAGACTTCATTATCAAGCCGATTGACGGGTTTGGCGACAGAGAACTTATAAGAGTTACACTCGCCACAGAGAAACCTGATGCAATCCTCATCTTCACAGATCCCAGATTCTTTATCTGGTTATTTGAGATGATAGATGAGGTGCATCAGGTTTGCCCTATTGCGTGGTGGCACGTCTGGGACAATGATCCAAGTCCTGCATTTAATAACGTGCTCTATGACGGAACCGATCTCATAAATTGCCACTCTTATCACACGTACCAGAACGTCTCCAAGACGCACCCTGATAAGACGCACTTTATTCCACATGCTGTTCCTGATTCTCTGTTTACACCCCTGACTGATCACGAGAGAAACAGGCTGAAAGTTCAGCTTCTCGGGAAGAACAGGGAGAATCACTTCGTCGGCGTGTGGATAAACAGAAACGCCAAGAGGAAGCGTCCCAACGACGTTCTCTTAGCATGGAAGTTATTCCTAGATGAATTGCAGAAGAAGCATGGACACAGAAATGCAAGCATGATAATGCACACTGATCCCCTCGATTCAGAAGGGCCAAATCTTTTCGCCACTTCTGAGATGCTCGGGATAGTTGATAACGTCTTCTTTTCGAAAGACAGACTTGAGTTTGAGAAGGTCAACGCTCTCTACAACATATCAGATTTTTGCCTGAATATTAGTTTTGCTGAAGGTTTCGGACTAGGAACTCTTGAAGCTATGCAATCTGGTACGCCTATCATTGCTCTTAAAACGGGTGGTCTTACTAGACAGGTTGTTGATCACAGGGACGGAAGCGAAAACGGACTAGCTCTTCCTGTAGAACTTCGAACGCTAGTTGGATCGCAGCAAGTTCCTTACATCTACGAAGACTACGTTTCATGCGAGACTGTAGCGCAAAAAATGATGGAAATGTACGAGATGCCCGCGGAAAAGAAATCCTCTCTACGTAAGAAAGTTAGAGACTACGTTACCTCTGAGTTCTCTTATCAGAAGACTGTTGACGAGTGGGATAGAACCCTGACAGATCTCATCGATAACTGGAAAAGTCGTCGTAAGACATGGAACATGGAGACAATATAATGAAGAGCGTCGTCATAAGAGGCCCACTGCTCTCTATAAGTGGATATGGAGTGCATGCAAGGCAGGTCTACAGGTGGCTGAAGTCTCAGAACGTTGATGTAACCGCGCAGATTACCCCCTGGGGTAATACAACTTTCATGATAAACCCAGATGCAGACGAGACTGTCAAGAGTATCATGACGGATTCTAATGCAACAAAGAAAGACTTTGACGTCTCTCTTCAGATACAGCTTCCAGATGAGTGGGATCCCAACCTCGCTAAAACGAATGTTGGAATCACTGCAGCTGTTGAAACAGACAAGTGCAATCCTGCATGGATAACTTGCTGCAATGCTATGGACAGAGTTCTTGTTCCCTCACGATTTACTGAGGGTGTCATCAGGGGAACTGGTGGCATCATCAAACCAGTGTCAGTCGTTAGTGAAGCTTACGACGATGAAATCCTGGGAACAAATCAGCTAGATCTAGATCTGAGTACTCCTTTCAATTTCCTTGTTGTTAGTCAGCTAACGAGCATCGAACCATCGACAGATAGAAAAAACATATTCAATACTATCAAGTGGCTCTGCGAATCATTTGCAGACGATAAAGACGTCGGGATAGTCATAAAGACTAATCTTGGAAGAGCTACTGACATCGACAGAATGAACACTCGTAGCACTCTGGCAAAGATGCTCAAAGAGGTGAGGAGAGGTCCTTTTCCAAAGATTCACTTCATACATGGGGACATGAGTACAAGTGAAATAGGTGCACTTTACAGACATCCAAAGATTAAGGCACTTATAAGCCTCACTCGAGGAGAGGGATTTGGTCTTCCTCTTCTTGAGGCTGCTTGTAATGATCTTCCCGTTGTTGCGACAAATTGGTCTGGACACTTAGATTTCATGGGCCTTGGGAAATACGTTACAGTTGATTATTCTTTAAGAGAGATTCCTGAGAGTCGAGTTGACGGACGTATATTCGTAAAGGGACTAAGGTGGGCAGAGCCCTCTGAAGATGACTTCAAGAAGCGGATCAAAAAGTTTCGAAATAGTTTTGATGTTCCCAGACAGTGGGCTTCTGATCTGGGCAAGAAAGCCCGAGATAAGTTCTCAACAGATTCTGTGAATAAGCAGTACGATAGAGCCTTAGGAGATCTTTTCTAATGATTTATCTTGCGATTGCATTTTTGGCTGTCTGTCTGGGTGTCTCTCTTTACTTCAACTACAAGTTTGCAATGACAGTACTTAGAATTGAGGACGCAGTAGAGGAGTCACTAGATTCTCTTGACAAGAGATATGCCGCCATGTCTGCAATCCTAGCAAAGCCAGTCTTCTTTGACTCTCCCGAAGTTCGGCAGGTGATAAAGGAGATAGCAATCACGAGAGACAGCATTCTACGGATTGCAAATGTCCTCGTCTCGAACATACAGGCGGAGATTAAAGAAATTGAAGAAGAAGATCGGGACGATAAAGAGGGCACCTAAAAGGCCAGCTTCAAACCTCTACTTTCACTCTGGGACTCATGATGCAATAGTCAAGTTCCAGAGTTGCGACATCCATGATAGAGCCACAAGGGAAGACATATACGTGAATGAGATTCTACCTGCTTTTGATAAGCTGGTTGAGAATCTCATTTTCATGCATGGATTTTCTAATATCTATGGGTCCTATGAAGATCTCAAGAATGATTGCATATCATTTTTGTATGAGACACTTCATAAGTTTGATGCAGGGAGAGGTACGAAAGCATTTTCCTATTTCAACGTTGTTGCCAAGAACTGGCTAATCATCAAGAGCAAGCAGCGGTCAAAGGTTACAAAGAAAACTGTTAGCATAAATGACAAGGACTCAATAGCAGATCTTGAAAGGCTAAGCATCCAAGAGTTCAACGAGAAGAATAGTCAGGCAGACATCTACAATAAGAAGCACAACATAGAGGGGCTGTTGCAGCTTTTTGACCAAATCAGAGTGCGCTTGACGAATGAGAATGAGATTTCTTGCATGGATGCAATAGTGAAGCTCTTTAACAGCATTGATGATCTAGATCTTCTAAACAAGCGTGCAATATTCGTCTACATGAGAGATCTCTCTAATTTGACACCCAAGCAGCTTTCTGCTTCTATGTCCTCTATAAGGAAGCACTACAAGGATCTTGTGAAAAGAGATGACTTTGATATATTCTTCTAGGTGGTGACATGTCAAAAGTAACTCTAGAGAGGCTGAAAGAGGCGGAAAAGAAAGTCGAGAAGTTCAAGACTCTCATAGGAAGGCTCGATGAAGTGGATGAGAAGAAGAAGACGCTGTGGATGGAGATCTATGAGAACGCCATAGAGGACAGAGAGAACTCATACGTTTTGTTTCTAGATCTTAAGATGCAGGTCGTAGGGAACATCGCTCATCACGCTGTCTATGGACCAATACTTGCTAAGTACATGGAGAGAATTTCTAAGGCAAACGATCAGATAACCAAACTCGTAGAGATGATCGAAGCTGAAGAGAATCAGGAAGTAGATGCAGACACGATATTCGACAAGATAGGAAAGAAATAATGTCAAGGTCTCTGCTGGATAACGTTGGCAGGAGGATGCAAACGCCAGGTGGCAACAGGGACATAACAGACATTGTTGTCCCTCTCCTGGACACAAGAGGAACCAGACTAGCAACTGCAGTAGTTTCAGACTTCATATCAAACGTAGATGCACTAGAAGAATCAGAGAGAGAAACGCTCAGAGAGCAAGTGCAGAATAGCCAGTTCATAGACAAGATGGCGATGAACTCAGTCATCGCTTATGTTATTCCTGACTCATCTGCGACAGGAAAGCCTGCTATCTTCTATCCTTTTTTCTCTGGTCATCTTTGTATGCCCGTGAAAGCGGGTGAGCAAATATGGGTCATATACGATGATTTTAGCGACAGTGCAGCACTAGGATATTGGCTTTGCAGAAAGTCTACCAATATTGACATTGACGATCTAAACTACACTCATATTGACAGAATAGACAACAGGAAAGCAGGTTCTGCAGAATCCTGGGAGAGCTCTAAATCAATTCCAGGATTTCCGGAAGGAGGATTTAGATTTAGTGATCGCACCCTTCCTAACAACACCTCCTATGACGTGATAGTCAGTGAATCTGTTGATTACGCGACTTTTGTAGGTGAATCTGTTCCCAGGTTTAACAGGAGAGGATCAGATCTCGCCATACAGGGCAGCAATAATACCCTGATCTGCCTGGGTGAGAACTTTATCAATCCTGCCAGATCACAAAATGGACTGATTGACATAGTTGTTGGAAGAGGAAACTTAGAGAACGTAAATTCTGCAAAAGAGACTGTCAACACTAGGGACTATGCAGAGACTGACAAGAGAACTCCCAATCCGACAGAAGGTGAACGAGATCTGAGAACTGATTCTGCTCGCATCTCTGTGTTTATGAGTGCACAGGCAGATACCACCACAGACTCCATGATGAATTACTGGAGAAACATCGGTGTAATCGGTGCGAAGAAAAGTGCTCCAGATGGCTCTCTTATCATTAGCAAAGCTGATAATCTAAGGTTTGTTGCAAACAACAGCATCTTTCTACTAAGAGACTCTTCTGGCGGATCTGAGGGTATGATTGTCGACTCTTCTGGAGATGTCCAGATAAGGGGAAACAATATTTTTCTTGGTAAATCCTCTGCGAGAGAACCGTTCATCAAGTACTCTGTCTACAAAGACACGATAGACGCTGTTGTTGACACAATAGACCTCATATGCAGCGCTGTTGCCTCTGTTGCTCCTCCTGCGAAGGGCCTGGGTCAGGCATTAAAGGCTGTAGTTCGAACAAATCATGAAAGAGCTAAGTCATTAGTGATCTTTGGAGAGTAGAGCTATTGAATACTTAGAGACGATGGCAATCAAATTCAAAAGCTCTGGAACGAAGCTAAGCGATCCAGTCATAACAAGGAAGCAGGCTATATTGCCCCCAGTGGGCATTAAGACGCCAATGACGCTAGGAACAGACAGGTCTGGAATAGTCGCCATGAACTTTAGCCCAGTAGATCAAATCAAAGACAATTTGAGAAATCTTCTACTGACAAACAAGGGCGAAAGGTTGGGCAGGTTTGATTACGGGGCAGGATTACGATCCCTTGTAGCAGACGTATCTACGGGCGACATTGAATCGCGTGCTGTTCTTCAGATACAGGACTCCGTATCTAAGTACATGCCTTACGTCTCTCTTGAAGACTTTTCTGTAAGCTACGACAGATCTAACACACAGATTGGTACAATCGTTGTTTTTAACATTAAATACAGTGTCCCTCGATTGTCGTCAACAAACAACATGCTCACAGTCAAAATCTATGCCATAGGATAGGATATGTCTATAAAAGATCAGCTGAACACAAAAAGACAGAGATCGTATCTCAATAGAGATTTTGACTCACTAAGATCTGCGCTGCAGCAGTACGCACAGACATACTACTCTGATAGAATATCAGACTTCAGTGAGTCGGGAGTCGGTGGACTCTTCCTTGACATGGCTGCTTACGTTGGCGACGTCATGTCATACTACATGGATCATCAGTTCAACGAACTTGATATTACCACTGCAGTTGAGAGATCCAACATTATAAGGCTTGTCAGGAATGCTGGAGTGAAAATCTCGGGTGCTTCTCCTGCTACAGTTACAGCAGACATATTCTTTCAAGTCTCTGCGACTAACACAGGAAACGTGTACACACCCAATGTTCTGCAGCTTCCGGTTGTCAAGTCTGGAACACAGGCAGTTTCAAACACTGGCATAGTTTTTGAGCTCTTGGAAGATATTGATTTTGCTGAGGTCGACGAAGACGGTGAACTTAAGGCGCAGTATAAGTCTGCTACCCAGGATACAAGGGGAAATCCGAGAACCTTCTTAGTGAAGAGATCCGGTCTTTTCACTTCTTCTGTGACTAGATCAGAGACTTACTCTATACCAGACACGTTTGTGCCATTCAGGAGAATAACACTTGATCTGGCTGACGTCACTGAGATACTCTCTGTTAGAGATTCTGAGGGAAACGAATACTATGAAGTCGACTTTTTGACGAACGATGTTGTGTACAAAAGAGTCTCTAGATCTGACAGTGACACAGATGCAGTTCCAGAGAGCATATCTTTGCAGCCAGCACCCTATAGATTTACTTCCTCTCTAGACATCGACACAGGTCTAACGACAATACAGTTCGGATCAGGTGATGCAGACACTCTAGACAATGACATAATACCTGACCCTTCTGAAGTCTCTGTTCCTCTCTATGGGCAGAGAAAGACTTTCTCTGATTTCACGTTAGATCCAGGAACACTTCTAAGGACAAAAACGCTTGGTATCTCACCGCGAAATACTTCAATAACTGTCACCTATAGATCGGGCGGAGGAATAACGCACAACATAGATGCGGGAACTCTGCGAACATTTAGCAATTTAGTGACCGCTTTTCCAGAATCTCTTTC